TTGCCTTGTGGATAACAGGGGATGAGGGTTTCTATAATATAGCTAAGGAATGTAAGAGCTTCGCGAATTTCGTAGCTACGATGAAGGACGAACTGGAGCAGCCTTGCACTCCTGACAATGTTGGATGGGATTTACCATGCGTAAACAAAGAAGAAGTTGAGAAAGTATTCGAGGATTTATAAATTGTAAATAAGGAAATACTAAATAATAAATAAGGCGCGGGGTAGCCAAGTGGTAAGGCAGATCTCTGCAAAAGATCCATCGTCGGTTCGATTCCGACCCTCGCGTCCATAATTTTAATTAAAAAAAGCAGCTTTATAAGTTAGCTTTTTTTTGTATTTTTATAATTACAAATATTGTTCTACGCAATAATCATGCCAATTACAAATTACAAAAATAAAAATAATAAATAAAACAATTAGAAATACATCATTTATAAATAAATGTATATTAAATAATTACAAATTACCAAATTATAAATATGAAATAATGAAATAACGAAGGCGACTTCGTAATCACGCGCGTTGCGCGTCGCGCAATAATTATATAAAAAATATAAAAAAATACCCGCCCCCTTTCGGGGACGGGCGAGCCTAGCAGGACTAAAATTCTAAGCAGGATAACTGATAATCTTCTCTCTGGAGTGCCTTTCCGAGCTTCGCAACTCTCTCATCGCGCTGAACTCGCTTCTCTCGACAGTAGCCATTACAGACCTTTGGTATTTAGCATTCATAGTTTGATCTAGTAAAGTGCCAGCCTTATTTACTGGTTTCATGTTCTGCTCTGCCATGTAGACAAACAATCTTTTGGAACCAATAGGCGGGATATGATTAATCATTTTTCTAATTGGGATAATACATCCTTGCGACTACCCTTGTACCCGTACTCTTTTTTCAATATAGAATAAGCAGAGTGACCTTTCTTTTTCATACCTAGGATTTCAAGCTTCAGCCCGTAGCGCAATGCTACGAGCCGAGCTTTGGGGATCTGCTCTCCGGTGAGGGTAATCATACCTCCACCTCCTTGAAGATGGACTTGGAGCGTTGACCGTACCCGTAAGAGGGAGACAGGCAATCCACTTTCTCGCGGCCAACCTCTGCCTCAGTCTTACCGACCTTGTAGCCTGTCCAGCCGTGCTTGAGTTGCTGACCAGAGAACGTGTCAATCGCCTTTTGACGTTCCTGTTTGAATTCCTCAGAGCCAACCGGAGCAGCGGTGAAGAAGTAAGCGTAGCACTCATCGAAGCCCTTGAAGCCGGAGCCGGATTCTTTGCCTGTCGCGTGGAGAATAACGTGGTAGTGTATTTCTTGATTCATTTTATTAGGTGTTCCTCTCGGGAACGGGTTCAATTTAGCATAAACAAAAAGGATGTCAACCCCCTTTTTTTTATTTTTTTTATTTATAGTTTAGCCTTATCCAATCTAAATTTAAAGACTCCCGAACTTCATCCTCAGAGTCCTTGCCAAAGGCCATGCAGAAGATTCTACCATCCACCAGCAACTTGCCTTCCCATTTACCATTTTCGTTTTTTTTGATTAAGAATTCCATGATTATAATTTATTCTTTTAGTTTTAAAAATCGCCCCCCCGAAGGGGGGCGTGGAGATCTCACTTATAGTAGATCTGTTTTCCTGTAACGATGACCTTCTCGTACTCGCCGCGAAGTTCCTCGCCCTTATCATTCACGAAGAACTCGTTCTTGTAAGGGTTGTAGTAGGCACGATCTAAGGAGTAGCCCTCAAGATCCCCTGCTGGACGGCCAAGCTGTCCCGAAACGTAAGCATGTACGTTCTTACGCTTCTCTCTACGCACCTTGGCGCGTCCTGCTGGCTGGACATGAAACTTGGCATTGTCCAGAGCCACGATGTCGGCATGGTTGATCACCAAGCCCGTCTCCGCGCTTCTCACCGAGAGGCGCTTTTTGTGGAGGTTGTAATATACTTGCACTTTCATTTTATTCAAGTGAGCGGAAGGCTCATTCCCTCGCGCTGAAAAGATTAAACACGAAAATCGTTTTTCGGTCAACACCTTTTTTCACTTTTTTTTATTTTTTATTTTTATGGAGGTTGGCACGGCTCATGCTTTCCATATTTCTTTTTCTTACTACCATTTTAACAGAGACCATTCGTTAAGTCAAGTGAAAAAATTAATTTTTTTAAACAAAAAAACCGCCCTCCCCTCGTGCAGGGAGGACGGCTTGTCCCTTCCACTAGTTACCTACCAATAACTAATTTCTTTACTTCACTTGGTTCTGTCTCGTCCCAAGTGGTAGAGCTTTTGTAGCCAAGATTTCTGGCGTAAGTAAAGAAGTTCATCTTTATACTAGATAAAGTTTTCTTTAATGACTTATAGAAACCTTTCTTTTCTGTATCTAACCACTCACGGCATTCAGCATCTTGAATGATATAGTTGACTAGTTCCTGCTTCATTTGCTTCTCAGCCTGTTGTGCTGAGTGTGTGCTGTCATGCTCTGCCCGAAAGCAGACAAAGCATGAGGAAGCACCGCCCAACTGTCGAATCCTAGATAAAACATTTTTTGAATATCCGACTTTGACAGTCTTGTTATTGTAAAAGGCCAAGTATGTAAACTTGGAGTCTTTATTCTTTTTAGGCATTAGGATAAGTTTTACCGTTGATTTTCATTGATGGATACGATTTATTATTTGTGTAAGCATTGATAGCTTTTGAGGCTTGCCAAAACCAAAAGTTAACTTCGCTTCTTCCATTTAAGAGTTCTTTTGTAGAGAGAACTCCTTCCTTTTTAGACTTCGCGATTTGGTTGACCAGCCAATTGAGCTTTGCAGGAGCCTTGTTCTTGGATGATGTCCGTAAGTCAGGGTTCAAGAATTTCATATAGAATTCCTCTGCTTTCTCTTGGTTCTTAGAACGAGCTAAAACCATAGGAGCAATCAGAGATACTTTTTTGAATTGAGCTTTTTTGCTCTTATTATTCATAAAGTATTCTATATGATCTTTATACTTGTTGCAAGTATCTATAATCTTCTTGTCGTTATACCAAGCCCTATCAACTAGCTTTCTTGGTTCGAGGATAGGCTTGCCCAGTAAAGTGAACTTTGACCTGAGAATTATATTTGAAACGTCAACTCTGAACTTTGAATCAACATTAGATTCAATGGGTAACGCACCTGAGAATTTTAATCTTTGTGCGATTGTCCTCGGTCGGCTTATGTCAATTTTCTGGATAGTATCTTTAGGTACTCCCAAAAAGAACATTGCCTCAACATTACGTCCCGACTCAGCGATTGCTGCGAGAGTATGCTGTCCATCAATCAGATGACCGCTAGTGTCAAACATGATTCGCGATGCGGCGGTTCGCCACTCGCTTTCTTGAATATCCATCTTGATCCTAGCTACGATTCTCGGATCTAGGTTTCGATTAGTGGATACTTGTTCCTCGTTTTCATACAAGAAGTTTCTATGCTTTAGAATCTCTAATGCATCTTCTGGCGTGACGTTGCGAGGTGCAACCACAAGAGTGTCACTCTCAAAGTTGCCATTTAGCAAATGCTCCTTAGCGGCCTTTGCTCGTTTTGTTATTTCATTTGCCTTAGCCTTTAATGACTTAGAACTAGCGTATACAGTTTTATTATTAGTAGTCTTCATATTGGAAGTCCCCGTCTAGGGGAAACGCGACCGTACCACAGCTTTTCAGGGTGTCAACCCATAAATTTTATTTTTTTAATTTTTTTTTCTGAGGTACTTTGGCACGCACTTTGCTCTAGTAAATTCTAGTCCCTACTACCATTCTACCATAAAAAATATTTTTATGCAAGGATAAAATTCACTTTTTTACAAAAAAAATCCTAGTGGTGTTGACCACTAGGATTGTTCTAGGTGATACGTAAAATGACTAAACGTATCTCAGGAGGAGTCTACGAAAGTATTTGATTAACTTGAGATTCTAGCTTTTTTATGTAGGAAATTACTTCCACGTCTCCAGCGTGGTTCTTTTTGCACCTACGAAAGTCCCTTTTGACTTCCAGCTTCAAGCCGCGAACAATTATGTTTCGAGTCTTGACTGCTTCAAGTTTAATGCTGCGAGTCAGCTTTCTTTTCTCCGCCTTCCTTTGGGCGTGTTTGGTTTTCATCGTTAAATTTATTAAGGTGCTGGCATACGTTTCCAGAGATAGCAGTCTTTTTTTCCAATCTCCAGCTCCATCGCTTTCAGCTTTATCTTGGTTTCTTTTTCGGACTGCTCACCTTCTAAATGTTCTTTTAGAATGTCTGCGGCATCCGATAGCTGGCAAGCCCTGCGACTCATTTTATCAGGTAAACCTTCTAGGTGTAGATCGTCGGCCATATAGGCGACTAATTCGTTTAAGTATTTTTTGATTTCTTTATTCATTATTATTTAACTTACTATTTTAAATTAAAAAATGGTGGTTGGATTATTTGTCTACCAACACCTTTTCGGTTCCCGAGAAACAAAGTTTCTTATCAACCTACTTCGGACTCACCCACGTTTTGACGCTGCCACTTGGCCGTTGCTACTTCCGCAGGTGCTGCCTTATCCCCTTGGGAGGGATTAATTCATGCCACACCGCCTCTCTCCGTCGAGAAAGGAAATTCATGAGTTGCTGCCGCACCACCAGCAGTAAAACGGGCGCGAGTACATCGAGAAACTCGCAGGGGTATTTAACTCCGTCAACTCAAATTGAATGTTCTTGAGGAAAACTCGCTGAGTGAACGTTTCGAGCCAGTTATGTTTGGCTGTCTAAATTCCGTAGACTCGCATAGCCTGAGTTTTTTTATTTGTTATGATGATACATGTCCAACAAGCATCAATATTTGGCCGCAAACTCAAGAACAAATTGATTAGAGTGGTGTTCAAAAAGGACTACCCTATGAAGTATGGTATCACTTGCCCAATGCAAGAAAGCAAGTGTGAATACGCCCTTGCTGCATCTTACTAGCAGATCTATCCCACTCTAAATTTTCAAAGAACAAAAATTGTCTGGGTTGTTTTAAGTCAGCCCAGTCTGACCCCCTTAATCGTATGACTTGTTAGTTGACCTCCACTAACAGGGTTATATGGAACAATCAAACGTGAGAGGAACCACCCTCAAACGAATCCACATCATAAATTACTTCTTTTCTTTCGTCAAGCTTTTTTTCTAACTTTATTTTCGCTTGGGTAAGCCTAACGATAGTTTGATCCTTTTCTTTAATCTGCTGGAGCATGGTTGCTCTCTGCAACTGAAAGTCTCTTAATTGTGCTTCGGTTATATTCATTTTATTTTTGCGCCTTTCGTAAGCGACCCGTGCAGCTTAACACGGTTCTAACTGAGTGTCAAATGTTTTTTTTCGTTTTGGGAAATTTCTTTCTCGTAGAGCTTCCCGCCGTTTTTGTTTTTCTTCTTCTTTAACTATCCTCAAGCTATGTTTCATGTCAAGAAGAAATTTTTGAAATTTTCCGTCTATATTATGTGCCCCAGCGTGGGGGTCTAGCGCCATTAATAAAACTCTGTCCAAGTCATAAATTCCATGATCCATGTGCAAATTTCCATAAGCTCTTGAGCATTCTATAAAATTTTCATTTAAAAGATGTGGAGGAATAGCAGTTGAAAAATCATGGCTAAATGAGAATTCGTTGTGCAAACTAGAGGGAGTTAGTCTATTTAGTTTTTCTTCAAACTTTTGTAAAAGTATAGCTTTCTTTTTAGCAAACCCAATATTTTTTATATTTTTATAATAGTCTCTATAAAAACTCATTATTTGCATGAGGGTATAATTTATTTTATTTACAACTTTTTCTAACTTTTTTAATTCTTTAAGCAGTTTAGGGTTATAGAAGGAATGACCTGCTTCATCTTTTTTATTTAGGATAGTCCATACTTCTGGATGATCAGAGGATTGTATATGTTTTTTTACAGCGTTTATATTACTCTGTTCCATTACAGAAAAACAGTCCCACGATACGTCAGGAAGATTTGCATTTAGAATTTTCTTATTCCAGTATTTGCTCATCATCCTTTCGTATTTAGATTTAGTATTTATATCAGCTTCGCAGGTCTCGTTAACGTACAACAAGTATTTTTCTCGCTTGTTAAATCCTTTTGAAGTATCGGATAATCTATTAGGTACGTTTCTTGATCTACCGGTATAGATAGAAGGCTTCAAAAATGCAATATCATCTTTCCAGTAGGTTAATTCAAATCCTACCCAACAATACCCGACCATATTATCAGATATATGACTTGATCTTTCTTTTTGGCGATTACTCTGAAACTCGCTATCGTCGTATTTAAAAAATTTAGATGCGATTTCTTCTTTAAAGATTTTACAGCTTGCAGATGCATACCTTAACCATAATTTAGAGTATGGAGTTATTTCCTTTCTCAAATGTTTTGAATTCAAACTGCTCATAGCTTGTAGAATGCGTGTTGTCCGATAATCTTAACTGGCTTTTTGCCCTTCGCCCAGTAGGGTGGTTTCTTCATCCAAGTAGCGTGATAATGATTCGCGTATCCTATAAAGCTACGGGAAAGCTGTTTAACATTTTTAGCTACGTTGATGGCGTACTTGGCTTCTTTAATCTTCAGCAGATGCTCAAGGTCACTTAACTTCTTGCCATTCCAACAACTGAATTGGAATTTTTGCAAGCAGATTTCTTGAGGCGTTTTCTTTCGTTCAAATGCTCGTTGAGCGATGCAAGCACCAACGGCGTACATTCCTGCTTCCCCCTCCCCTCTGGCCTCCGCCAGAATGGTAATGGCGACGATCTTTGTTTCTCTGCTGAGTCCATTATTTTTATATGCATATAGAGTAACCGCTCCCAATGCTAAAAGTGTGATTAGTTTTTTCATCCTGCGTCTATAATGAATTGTTTTAGTCCTCCGTCATACATCTTGTCAACGATTGTAAGTATACGCATCTTTGGCATTTCGCGCAAGTCTTCTTCCGCTTCCCAAGGAGTAACGTCTCGCCAACTCAAGTCACATAACCAGAGTATCGCCTCATCTATAATGTCGTTAGTATTCATTTTGTAAAAAAGAGCCTGCGCTCGCGGAACATAATAATAAATTTTATTTTAAAGTCAAGAGAAAAAAATATTTTTTTTACATCAATGTTGGCACGATATTTGTTAAATAAGAAATTATAATTGCGGAAATACTAAATAACCTTTCCAGACCCCAGTCGTTCGCATTGCGAAGCAATTACAAACGAAATAATGAATAATAAACATAATAATAATAAATACGTTAATTATAAATAAGAAAATATGAAATAGTCATAAATATATAATTATAAAAAAAATATAAAAGTATAATTATAAAAAAAAAGAAGAAACCTCACCAGAGGAGGTTGTCTTCATTTAGGATAATTCTGTGGTAATTATTTAATGACAAATTGATTGTCATCGGTTCGCTCACAATCCCAAATGAGCCGTGCCCGTCTGTTTCGGGGATGTCGTTGATTCCACCGATTAGGCTAATCGCCTCGAGTTTTTTGGGGCATATATTAGGCTCCCGTTTTTTGACTTCGTTTCGGAATTCTGTTTCGGATTCCAATACCCTATTCCATCGCTTTTGTCTCGCAGTCATTTTTTGTGTGTTATTTTTGCTTTTCCACCTGAGAATTCAATTAAGACTCTGGCCAGTGATTTTGCGTCTCTTTTTGTTTTGCGTCTGATTATCATTTTGTCGCCGAACATATCAATATGTTTGACTAGATAATAAGGTTTACTGATTCGCTCAAAACATTGTAAAAGTCTTAGCATTTTTAGTGGGATTTGTAATTGATATTTTCGTCGCTTGTCCAACAGGCCCGACAATCGCCACAGGCATTATCTTGTTTGGGTGCAGGGCAATTGAACCCGTTTTCACTTACTCCTGACGTTGTAAGGCCAAGGCGGTTTGCCAATTCTGTTGGCGGTTTGCCGTCTATCATGTAAGCGGAAAGCCTAATTTGCAAATTGCTTGGCTTGGTTGCTGTGGCCAGCCATTCCCGCACAAAACGATATTCGCGAGTCGGTAACCAAAAATTGATTTCGGGCAATCGCCTTGCAATCTCTGCAATCTTTTCCAAATGCCAAACGCCTTGGATATCACCGGAATCATGCCACCGGAAAAACTCCCGTTGCCCTTCTGGTAATTTGCTCTGTTTTTTTGAGATCAATTCGACCATGCAATCAATCCAATCAATTTTATTTAGAGAATCCAAGCGGTATTGCATAGCGTTTTGGACGTTCGGGAAAACATACCGCCCTTTTTTTGCATAGCATATGCTACAAATTGAATTGACTATCTTGGCCAGCTTGCTACCGGTTTGGCAATCTTTGGCTGGCGTTGAGTAACCAAACCCGGGCATTTTGCTTGGATTTGATAAACTACCAACTTGCATTTGTAAGGCTTTAATCGTTGCCATGCCCAAAGTATACAAAATTTTGTTTTTCGTGCAAGTATTTTTTTAATTTTTATTTTTTTATTTTTGGCACGGAATCTGTCGGAAAGAACCGTGCCATTTATAAATCAAATTTTTTCAAATAATTCTATTTTTTTGCTTGACATTCTCTGCGCGCTTGCGCGAATTACGAATTAGAAATGAAATAATAATAAATAATTATAAATTAGAAATTTACAAATACTAAATAATTATATAATTATAAAATAATTATAATTCTGAAATTATAAATTAGAAATAAATAAATAACAAATAATCCCGGGGCCAATCCCCATGCCGCTGCGCGGCAGCGCCGCGATACAATTATCCTAATTAGATAAACCAGTAATTACTCAATTATACTTTTTTTATAAAAGATTAAATTATATAATTATATTTTTTATATAAAAGATTCAACTAGCAAATGCTATGCCAAGCGTCACAATCCTATGTGAAAAAGCGCGGGGAACTGGCCGGAAAATTATTTAAAAAAAAGGCTTGGCGGCGGTTTTTCTATCTGGTATTTTGGCGGGGCGGTTGAAAACACCGCTTAATATCATGAATAAACTCAATAAAATGTTATCCGTACGGGCGAATGAGGAATTGGCCAAGACAATGCAAAAGAATGACAACGCGCTATATTCTGAGGACTATTTTCTCGCGAAAGAAATGGATTGCCCTTGGAAAATGCCGATTGTCCAAAAGATTAGCACGGACACGTATCTGCCAAACACACGCAAGGAACTGTGGGCGCTGGCAGATAGGAAAGAAACCAACGCAAAGGGCGAAGCGGTATCGCTTGGCCTTGGCTTGTCGCATCGCGTCGGCACTGCGTCGTCGGACTACCAGCCTATACACAACACGGAATTCGTGGCCATGCTCCGTGCCGCGATGGTGCAAACCGGTTTGGAGCCTAAAGAAACGAAAATCCTGTCTAGCCTTTCCGGTTCCCGTTTTCGTTACGAGGCATATATTGAAAACCAGAATGTAAAAGCATTAAAAGAGACCGGCGAATATCGTCCGGAAGTTGGTGACGAATTAGGTTTTAAGCTAATCACCGACAATTCTTATGACGGGACGGGACGGCCGCGCTTGGCCTATACGTTGCATCGCGTTTGGTGCAAAAACGGATGCGCTTCCTTTTCTAGGTGGCAAAGTGAAATGCACAAACACACGGACGGGATTGAAATTGGCGTTTTCCGTAACGAATTGAAAAGTATTTTATCCGCTTTAGAAACGGACGCATATATTATTCGCAAGTTAAAAGAGATTAAAATCGACCAGAAGCAAGGCCAGCGCTTTATTGAAAAATTAATTGCTGACGTTCTAAAATTAAACCAAACGGATTCAACCGCGATGCGTTTGCACTGGCAACGTCCTGACACTGGCATCGAACGCGAATTCCGTGGCCTTGGCCTAGATGGTACTGTCGGCAGCGACCGGAACGCATGGCAAGTGTTTAACACTGCTACGCGCGTCCTCAGTAGCGAAAAGACTGCTAAATCGATTGAAACACGGGAAAGCACCAGCACGCGCTTGTCGTCCGTTTTCGCGGGCTTTGCGAATAATCCGGATACCATCGCCGAATGGACTACTTTCGAGCCTTTCAAACGGGAAAAAGTAGACGGGAAAATCAAAAAGGTTCAAAATCTTGAATGGAAAGAAAACTGGCAGAATAGTGTTTTGGATACAGTTGTAGCATAAAATAATAATTCTCAAAACTGGGGGCAGCTTACATGCTGCTCCTTTTTTTATAAATTAATAATTACTAAATACAAATAAAATAATAAATAATAACGCTAGCAGGTGGCGTGCCAATTATAAAAGAATTGGAATTAAATAATTATTAAATAATGATAAAATTATAACGATCCTTCGCGCCGCGAAGCGGATTACAAAAGATTAAATTATAAATAATTTATAAATAAATAATCCTCAAATAACTATAATCGGCGCGGCGGGCAGCGCCCGCGCGCTGCGCGGAGACAATTATAATAATTCTATAAAACTATAATCAATCTGGCCATTATACAATTATATTTTTTTGATAAAACTATAATCATTATACTTTTACAATTATTTGATAAAAGAATAAATTTTCACCGGTAAAAAATTAATTTAAAAAAACCGCTTGTCGCTCACAATTTTATTTAGTATTTTTGCCCCCGGCGTAAATCGCCGTTTTAATATGAAAACTGAAGAACATCAAAAAATGGTACTACACTCGTTTGAAACCCCTGATCTTGGCCGTATCGATTTGTTAATCTATGCTGGCGTGCATACATGGCCCGGTGACGGCTCCCTGCGTTCGATATGGTTTCCCCAGCTTTATATCGCATCAGACGATATGCTGGCGAATTATACGGGCGCGAATGTTGACCGTCACGATAGCTACCCGCGTTCGGTTCGGGAAGATATTAGAGACTGGTCGAGCGCCTGTGTGAATAGCAGCAGCCAGTACACGGTCGGCGACTGGGATGCTAGTTGGATCCGAGAATGCGATCATATTGATATGGAAACCCGTGGCAAAATCTTTTTCGAGGACGCCTACAAGCGCGAGTTTGTGCTGTACCATGTTGGGCCCATTTGCTCTCGCAACGGTTTTGAAGCGTTTGATCCTAGGATGGAGCTGTTTAAGATTGAAAAGATCGAGGTGGCCCGTCCTATGGGCGCGACTGCTGCGCTGCGCGATGCAGACATTGTTTTCGCCGGTTCGGATAAAAGGCGGGGGAGGCGCTTGCCAGATCTTAGGAATTAATTTTTTACAATTTAATATTACGCGCCTACGGGCGCGTTTTTTTTGCCCCTGTCAATTACATTATAAATAATAAATTGTAAAATAATAAATAACAAATACACAAATACCAAATAATCGGCGAGGGCGGGCCGCGCCGCGCGGTGATACAATTATAAAAATTTTATAAAATTATAACGGTCAGGCCATTATAGAATTATACTTTTTTTGTAAAACTGTAATTTTACGTTAACGATAAATTTTGACGTTTTATTTTTGGGGTGGGTCAGTACACCGGCGGGCAATGAAAAGGCCGTGGCGGCACGTTTACGGGCCCGCAAATGGCATTTTTGAAAAAGGCCAGCAAATGCTAGGTTTTCAGCACTAGGCACAAAAAAACCGGCCCCGTTTGGGGGCCGGTGTGGTTTGGCTTGGTTCGTTATTAAAACAGAATCCAAACAATCAGGGCGGAGGTCATTAGAAACAAACCGCCAAGCGCATCGCGCCAAGTGAATTCATCGCGCATCTTGTATTCCTCCGTTGTTACAGGGCAACCGCCCGCCAAAAGTAGCGCGGAATAAGTCCGCCTTTAACTTCGAATTTTCAGCCTTTAATTTTTTATTTTCAGCCTTTAATTCATTAACTCTGCCAGCGAGGTAATTGTACCCGCTTCGGATTTGTTCGCTATAAGATATTTTTGACATTTTATTTATTTGATTTATTTATTTAAAAAAGGGCGGGGAGTAAATCCCCGCCCCACGTTCACTTACTTCCCGTAGATTTTGGTGTACGGGGAGATGCCAGCCTCGGCCATCTCATTTTCATACTCCGCGATGAAACGCAGGCGAATGGCCGCTTCTCCGACTTCTCCCTTTTTCGCCTCTTTTACGGCGTCTCCGGAGACGTTGCAACGGTAGCTCGCCGCCACTTGATACGCTTTGCGCGGCGTATATTGGATGGCGACTCCGTTGTAGACTTCGACCGTTTCACTCTCGACTTCAGTCGAGCCAACAATCCCCGCCTTTTCAGCGAGGTAATCACGGGCGGCGGTGAACCGTTTCCGCAAGCGCGATGCGCGCTTTTCCAGAACAGCCATCTCAGACACGATGGCCAACAGTTGGGCCTTTTGCGCGTCCTTTTTGACTTGCTCGGTTTTCGTTATAGTATTCATTTTTTTTCTTAAATGAGTGCCGGGCCTCATTGCGCGGCACGGCGTTACCCTATAGGGTAAAGCGGGGGGTTGTCAACAGATAAATTTAATTTTATTGAAAAAAGTTTTTTTTATAAATCACAGCAGTTGGCACGGCACTTGCGACAAGGGTATTTTTCTAAAAAATTTGTAAAATAATAATACAGCGACCGGCGGGGGGGGATGGAAATCAATCTCCCCGACCCTCTCCAAATGACTTTTTCAAAAATCCCGAAGGTAGGTTGCTAAAATATATTTTCAAAAATCTAATTTCTACATATAATATAAGTATGAAGATTTGCACCGCCTGCGGGCTCGAGAAATCCTTCGAGGATTTCCGCAAGCAGAGTAAGACCAAGGATGGATACAAATATAGATGTAAAAAATGTGATAATTTGGCCGCCAAGGAATATTACAAGAGAAAAAAAGACAAAATTATAAAAAATTCTTTAGAATGGCAGAAGAACAACCCAGATAAGGTTAAAGAGTATAAAAAAAGATATTATAGCAAAGATAATTAATCTTTTTTACATTCGCCTTGGCAAGTGTCTTCGAAGCAGTCTTTATTTGTGCACATTATTTCATGTCCCTTCCAGAATTATACATTTTATATTTATTACCACTAGGAAGTAGTATTTTTATAAAAAAATCCGCTACGGTTAGTACGTAGCATATAAATTTACCAATTAACTCTTTCATGGTTTATTGTATCTTCGCGGCTTTGCGTTACTAATTCTTTTGATACTAGTGACTTCATAGCCTGCGTCCTTTACTATTTTAAGAATTTTCTGATTAGATATCCAATAAACTCTACCGGAGTCACTTTCTTTGAGGTCAACTAGAGCTAATTGCTTTTTGACATCAAATTTGATGTCATTTACGTTAATTTCGCGTTTGAATCCGCGTTTGATACCAATTCCGCAGGAAGAACATACTAGTCCATTGATTTTTATCTCTAAATCGTGTTGAAATGATAGAACGGCCGCTAATAAAAATGATTTTATCATTTGTTATCTTCGGCGTGGTGTCTGGCTAATTCAATTTCAATTTGTCTTAGCCTTGTGTTGAGATCTCTGATTGCGTTACTGTTATTGGAAGTATCTTTTTGGAGTATAGTAATTTCTGTTATTTTCTTATCCATTTGAATCAGATGATCCTCTAGCTTTTCGAATTCTACTTTACTTGGAAATAAAGTTTGTAAATAAGCTAAAACACCTATGCCAATGATGGGCGCGAACTTTAGAAAGCCGTCTAAGTCTGCAAAACTAATTTTCTTGTTGCCTTCACCCATTTGCGAAAATAATTACACAAAAAAACATAATTTGTGTAAAGATTTGTGTCATGTTGATTAGAAATCTACTTAAAATTGGCTTAGTGGCTGTTTTCGCCGCTTCGGTTGTAACTCTCGAGGCAAAACCAAGAAAAGGCAAGGAAAAACCGGAAAAACCTCGTCCAGAAAAGAAAATTGATCGAGAAAAGATGAAAGAGCGCTTCAAAGCAGCTCACGACAAGAGAAAAAAGCGTAGAGATGAAATGAAGAAGAAATTTAGCGGCAAAGATATACAGAGCCCCGAATTAAATGAGATCAGAGAGAAGATGCGCGAGCTTCATAAAGAACTCTTGGAATTGAGAAAAGAACATCAGAAAGAAATGAAAAAACGCATGATGGAGATCAAAAAAGAGTTTGCTAACAAGCGCGATAAAATTATTGATAATAATAAGCCCGGCGAATAAGATAAAGTAGTATGTATTTTAGAACATTAATACGCTAGACGTATTTTAAGATGTCAATGCAACTAAAAGCTCCTTCGGGAGCTTTTTTTGTGTAAAAATTTATATGCCTCTTCCAAAACCCGGCAAAAAAGAAGATAAAAGCAAATATCTGGAGAGATGCATGGGCGACGACGCCATGCGCGAAGAATTTGGCAATGTTAAGCAGCGTTATGCAGTATGTAACTCGCAATGGTCTAATAAAGATAAAAAAACTAATGCATCTTTAGAAGAAAGAGTTATAATATACTAGGATGGCACAATTAAACGCTAATACTCCTTACGTTCAGTGTTACATCAGAAATAGTTATATATTCGGCCCCGAAGATGCCGGATTGACCGAAGGTTATATATTTGGTGTAAAGTCTATGATTAACCGCCCTATGCACTTTCATTTTCAAGCGCAGTTTGGGGCGGTTTTTTGGCAGATGCCGATTTCGGCGTTTTGTCATAAAGAGGACTATGACGCGTTATCTGAAAACGAAGAAAAACGACTTTCTCTTCTACAAACATGGGATTGTCAAGATAATGATATCGCAGTCACAACATTCGGCTTTCTGCAAAACCGCAGGGTTGACGTATTCTGCCGCGACAGAGTATGGCGTTCTGGTAAGTATGTTTTTACTATTGACGACTACGAGGGAGACCTTAATGAACTCAATATTGGGTACGCGAACGATCAGGATTCAAAATGCTACCACTTTTTGGAATTGGATGATGGAAACTATGCCATACCTCCCAATAATCTTTTGCGCTGGCATAATCCTGACTTTATTGTACCGTACTCTAAAGATAAACCCCCTAAAGTAAAGATATTTAACAATCCTCTTACTTCAGAAGATATAGATAGATCATATGGTAATAGCCCTTATTTTTTTTATAACCATTATCCGGAAGAAGATAAAAAAGAGGTTGAAAAACATTCTCCGCTAAGATCTAAAATTTACAGAGAAGACAACATTCCAGAATACCCATCAGCATGAGTAAAAGTAAAATATTAGTAGTAGCAGCTCTATATAAAGAAATTCATACAGTAAATTGTCCGAGAGGACTAATAACAGGAATAGGCAAAACAAATGCGGCCTTGAAGCTGTCTAAATATCTCGGCGAAAACCCCGAAGTAGAAAGAGTCATAAATTTTGGCACAGCCTGTGGTATCAACTATAAAATAGGTGACGTTATAGAGTGCACGGAGTTTATTAACGGTGGTTTTTCTTATCCGGGTATAGACAACAGTCCAGATGACAAAATTATCCAGACGAGCGATTATGGGCCATCAGTAGCATCTTTTGATTCCTTCGTGACAGAGTTCCCTCAAGAAGCTTGGGATAGAGCTATTGATTGTGTGGATATGGAAGCTTATGCTTATGCAAAAGTCTGCAAGGAGTTTGGCGTGGAGTTTTTATGCCACAAATACATTACGGACTCTTGCGAAGAAGACGAGCAAGAATCTAATTGGGAAGAAAGAGTATCAGATGGCTCTAACTTGTTTGAGATAGTTTGGGAGAACGTAAGAAAGTCTTAAGCTGTTACTTCTGGAGATACTCTAACTAAACCTTGCTGTATACGGGTCACATTTGAACCACTAGTGACTTCTACGTCATATCTTAGGTCACCGACAATTAAATCGGCCGTTTGAGTTGCGGTTAGTGATAAGTCAACTAATCCGCTGACATAAGCAGCGCCGTTTGTCCCGGACTGGATACTAGCAGTGAAATCTACCAAAGAAGTACCTGTGCTATAGTTATACTTGATTTTACCAGCTACGGTGTGGCCAGTGAGGTTCAGCAGGTTGCCATCAACATCATAACCAGTTATAGTGGTAGAAAACGTTGATCCTTGATCTATTAGTAAATTTGATTTTGTATATGCCACTTTTCAATAATTACACCAAAAAGCCCCGCCGTTTTGACGGGGCTTAAATGTATTTAAACTTATCGTTACGGAATCAAAGATTCCAGTATTTTATCTTTGGCTTTATCTTTAGCTTTTTCTGCTGCCTTATCCACCACTTCGTCTACGGCGGTGTCTACTGCCTGTTTCACGACTTTCTCTTTAAGCTCCTGTCCGAAAGACTTCTCAACTACGTTAGTAGTTACCGGAGTTTCTGGGGTAGCTTCATTGTCTTTGCAGGCGACAGTCAAAGCTAATGCGGCCATCAAAGCGTACTTTTTCATACAGTATATATTACACTAATTTAAACAACGGAGGTTTGCTAAGTCTAGCAATGTGTAAATAATAGTATGAAACGTAAGAATTACGATATTATACCAGAAGATTGTGAGGACGTCTATATGGTTTGGTTTTGGTAATGTGTAATTAATAATATGGGAGAACTACATACTTTTGCGTGCGCTGGGAACTTAAAAGGTATAAAAAAAGCTCTAGCGAATAAAAAACTGCTCCTCGCTCTAGACAAAGAGAAAGGTTGGAGTCCGCTTCACTACGCCTCTCATTACAGCAAGGCGAAAATAGTACAAGTTATACTAGACGCTGGAATTAGTCCAAATATAAAAAGCAACCCACCCGAAGGTCAAAAACAGAATGATTGGAATCTGGCTTTAGAAGATAACAAAGAAAACAAGGCTCCCATAGTATATCCGATGGACGTGGCTGAAGGACCTTTCCGTACTAAAATTATAAATAATTTGATAGCTAAAGGAGGGAGATTTTATGGAGAGGATCTAAATCTACATCAAGCTGTACAAATACAAGATATTGATGAAATAGAATGTTTATTGGAAGACGACGGAGTAAAAATAAACGCTAGAGACATAAGAGGCTGGATGGCTATACATTACGCAGTAGAAATAGGTAATATGGAAATACTTAAATTACTTGTCGATAATAAAGCTAATGTAAACGGTTCAACATTTGAACCAGAGCTAGACCAACTTAACCCTTGGGAGATAGCTAACGATAATGAGAACGAAGAGATACTAAAATATCTAGTTTCAAAAGGCGCGACGAAGCATGGCTCCAGAGGACAAAAAAAATATAAGAAATCTGTAGACCAAGTTCAAGTTGGCGGGAATAGCGAACCAGAATTTAAAGGCTTAGAATATGAAGACGCCCCTAAAAAGCCAGAAGGATTACTGGGTAAGTTATTTGAGTCTAAGTCTGATAAAATAAAGAGACTAGAAGCGGCAGCCGCGCAGATGAAGCAAAAAGAGGATCAGGCCGCCGAAGTTAGAAAAAAAATACAAGAAGAGGAAGAAAAGAAGAAAAGGCAACGAGTCATCAAGTGGAAGTGGGAGAAGACCCCTTCAAACTAAAAGGCGAGTCTTTGGCTTATGATAGCCCCTGCGAGGCCCATACATATTTCATGGATATTGTCGGGTACTCAAATAAGAGTACAGCAGAACAGAAAAGAGTCACAGATGAGCTCATATCTTACGTTAAAGGCACTGAAGGGTTTCAACAGGCAAACAGACAGGGCAAGCTAATAATATTGCCTACAGGAGACGGTATGGCCCTCGTATTCTTCAATTCTGTCCACGCTGCGTTTAAGTGCGCGGTGGACGTAGGAAAAAAGACCTACAAGCATCCGCAGATAGGATTACGCAACGGAGTATACTCTGGCCCGGTTGTCCCTGTTAAAGATATCAATGACAATCCAAATGTTTCTGGCTCTGGTATAAATATGGCTCAACGATGCATGGATGCTGGAGACAATGATCACATACTAATATCAAACGGAGTACATCAATATGTTAATCAAATGGATATTCCGGGATTAAAGTTTGACGACTGGGGTCCAGTTATAGTAAAACATGGCTCAACGGTTCATATGTGGACTGCCTATGGGTCTAATTTTGGTAGAACCGAGTTTCCTGATTGGAGAGGTACAAAGAAAGCGGAGTATGAAAAGTAAAATACTAAATTGCGCAGAAGAAGACTGCCCTTCATTTTTCGAAAATTTGCCTAACTGCGGAGAATCGCATTTAGCTACTTGTGTGGATTGTTTTAGAAAAGTACAACTAGTTGATTCTAAAGAGATGGCTGAAGCTATGATTCTAGAAGATATGAAAGTTGCTTTGGAGGAACTTGTAAATGGCTGACATAGAATATAGATATAAAGATAATGTAGAGGGTCGTTACTTTGTTGACGAAGAATGTATTGATTGTGATCTCTGTAGAGAGGTCGCCCCAACTTGTTTTGGAAGAAATGATGAAGAAGGCCATTCTTACGTTTTCAAACAACCTGAAGGTGAGGATGAAGAAGCTTTGTGTAGAGAGGCTTTAAATGATTGCCCAGTAGAAGCTATTGGGGATTTCGGATGAAAATATACTGCATTAGTTGGAAAGACGAGAGATGGAGCGCCGATAAAGAAACATTAAAAGCTATAAATAAAATGATAAGTAATAATAACAAAATAAAGAGTAATTTTTTTAACCCCGAAGCTATCTTATTATATTTTATGTATTGTATAGGTTTTGTTTATCATGGCTTCATATCTTTTGTAAGATGGATTGCAAAAAAAATAAAACGATGAAATTATTGACGGACATTGTAAAAGGAATTATAGCTATGTTATTAGCGTTTTCGATATACTACATAGCAACATTGTTATTCTAAATATGGATATTGATAAAGAAATAAAATTTTTAGAAAGGTGGACTTTGCGTATTCCTATCGGCGGATTGATTTTATGCTTTATTCTTCTTTTTCTTTCCGCTGGCTGCAGCGGCACTTGGGCATGGCAGGAAGACTATCCCAAGCACAGAACGATGTCTTTTAAATGTCCGCGATGGAACTATAGCGAAGCTTATGACGAGCTTCATCATATTTATACAACTAGACAACATGAACGAATCAAAATTAATGACAAGAGGCCAAGTAAGTGAAGAACTTCTAAAAAGAGGTTATACTAAAAACGAATACCCCGGTGTTTGGGATACTCCAGATGGGGGAAAGATGGCTTGGTTTATAGCCGCGAAAAGAGAAAGTTTAGATTTTGATAGAAAAAGTTGGGGACCAGAAATTACTGCTTGCAAGGATAGATGGAAGAATAGAAAAAAATGAAGTTCAACGAGTATGTAAAAGAGTATAGAGTCAAGTATTTTAAAAATCTTGATAAGTTTGCTAAAATAATGGGAGTGGGAAAAACTATGTGGCGCAAAATAGAAAGAGGTATAAACCCGCCTCCTAAAAAAACTCTATTGAAAAAGTTCGCCAGCTTAACATATATGCTCGGTTATGAGGAAGCTCAAATGTATCAACTAGCGAAAAGGTGGACTCCATCGAAAGACACAAATACGGGTAATCATATTCTACTTTCCGAGCACTCCAAAGCAGAATGGCGTGAGGCTCTTGTAAAAGAAAATACCCCTGACTATACTATTCCTAAAGAATGGTCTAAGTCAAATTAGCTCCCAAGGAAAGCTGCAGTAGGCGCAGCAAAAGCTGCTGTGTATCTAGCTGTGCCTTTTGTAACTCTGAGTTCGTCTAAGAAATACTGTGGCGCTCCTCCGCCGCCTGCGTGTTGATCTCCAAGGTATACCGTGCCAGTCTTGCCAAATTGTCCGCTGAAACTTTGAGTATTAGAATCAAGTGCGCCATTAAAGTACATTTTTAAAGTCCCACTCTGTCTAACAAAAGCTATATGAATCCACTCGTCGGCAGACATCGTAGTGTTTGATTGCAGAAGAGAACTGCCGTCGTAATACCACTTTACTTTACCGGCAGCTGAATGCGACATCCACATTTGAACATTACCCGCCCCAGTTGCACTTCCATTCCATTGATCGTAAATACTAAAACTATTACTGAAGCTTGTAAAGTAGTACCATCCTTCAATAGTAAATTCTCCAGTACCCATATTGAAACCATCGCTAGAGGAAATTATTACGTTATCGGCGACATATAAGCTTGTAGTGCCGAATTTCTTTTGAGTAGTGCTTAGCTCGTCTCCACTATTGTAAGTAAGGTCAAGATCACTACTACTTTCATCTAGTCCTGACGTGGTAGTATCTCCGTCGTCTCCATCAAAACTACTAAGGAATCTCACATTGCTAAAATATGGATCTTGTGTTTGAGCAGTTGCGTCAGTAGCTTCAAAAGCTGAAGTAGTCGGAACAAAGTTAGCTATATAACGAGCTTGGCCTTTAGTGACTCTAACTTCATCAACATGACCAGCAAACTCCCACTCTAAAGTTGGACTTGCTGTAGTAGCATCGTTAAAGGCGCCTATTCTGAATGGATCCTCAGAAGCAATGAGAGAAGTCGTAGACACAGACTCACTTATTACAGCTACTCCATCAATATAAACTTTTAGAGTCGTGCCATATCTCACAACGGCTATATGATAAAAAGTATTTGTAGAAGGTTGCCACGTATAACTCGCTTCAACAAGACCTGTTGTTAGTCTGTAAGCGAACCTTAAAGTATTACTACCATTAAAATGGACTAAGTAGAAGGATTGTCCGGCAGCATCTCCGTTTTCCCAGTGACTGAAAAATGAATTGTTTCCTAGACTTGAAATTCTGAAGAATCCTTCGACAGTAAAGTCTCCGCTTCCAAAATCAAAGTCTCCATCATCCGCAGCTGAAGCAAGATCGCCATTTCCGTCAAGTAGTAAGCTGGCGGTACCAAATTTTTTCTGCGCTGTATCTAATTGGGCGTCTCCGGCTAAAGTTATAGTGCGCTCGTCTGGACCGTCATCAGTAGTTGTAGTCGCTTCATCTGAGCCGTCAAAATGAAGCAAGAGCGAAATTAGGGCATGAGCGGAGCTACCTGCTGAAGGAGTTCCCTCATAAAGCCCAGTAGGAGTCATAGATATAGTTCTAAAAGATGAGTCCACTGCATCCGTTATTAAATTATCTAATCCAGCGTAATGCAACGAGCTGTAATAAACTCTGCCTAAGTGATTTCTTAAAAAAGAATCATCTGCCGCATTTCCAGAAGTCAAGACCCCTGTAATGTAAGGTTTGTATCCTGTTAATTCGGCTTTGTTTGGCGCCGAGTGAATCATATTAAGAAGAGTAGTCTTCCCTTCGCCATTATAAGTTGGATTAGTTCCTTGACTCATTTTAAATTATTTCCTTGTAGTTCTTTTGTTATTTTCTCTCTCAACGACTTCTACTTGCATTGGTTGTCGCTCTAGAGGCACTTCTTCCCAACCTATAAATCCCGGATCCCCAGCTTTAGGTAAATATGGCTCTCCACCGTTTTTCGGGAGAGTCTTTTCAATTGTAAGTTGTTTTAGCTGTTCATTGGGTACGAGCATCTTACTTCTGCGATCTGTCATGTAAAAAACCGTATTACGAATTCCGACGCGAACTATACGCGCTTGCCGTCCAGAAATATAAATAATGTCATCGTTATTAAAATCATTTCCCATAAACACGAGAACACCTTGAACAAAATTCATAATCATGTCTTTTGCCATAATTGTTACTATCGCAACGAGAAGTAGCCAGCCGTAATCACCCACCATTTGCTGAGCGAATGTTTCTGCTTGCTCTTTAGAAATCCCTCCTCCTATAACGTTAACAATTTCTGAAGGCGCTATGTTAGTAACCTCATTCATAACTTTTATAGTAATTACACCAAATTAAGTGTAAAATATAGACAATGGCAAAAGTTAAACGTACGGGAGACTTTGAGTCTCTTGAGGTAACGGACGGTAAGGTCAAAATTCATCAAAGAGAGCCTATTAAGCCAAAAGATAATTTTTATATAGATGAGCTCCCTTGGACAGAAAAACAAAAACGATTTATAGGACTATCTCTTGATAAGAATACTAGATTAATATTATGCAAGGGACCAGCAGGAAGTTCTAAAACTTTAACTGCGGTTTATTCTGCGCTGCAATTATTGAATAACTCTAAAGTATCAGATGTTATTTACATGCGCTCTGCTGTAGAAAGCTCGGATTCACGTTTAGGTTTTCTTCCCGGAGATGCAGATGAAAAACTTCACTACTACAACTTGCCGTTCATGGATAAGTTAGATGAATTATTAAGTGAAGAAACTGTAAAAAAACTGCAAAAAGAAAAAAGAGTATCTATTCACCCTGTAAATTTCGCTAGAGGCATGAGCTGGAATAGTAAAGCTATACTTCTTGACGAAGCTCAGAACAGCTCTTTTCGAGAGATAGTCACAGTTCTCACGAGGATAGGCAAATACTCACGTTGTTTTATTATGGCAGACCCAATGCAGACTGACTTAAAAAATGGCAACAGAGGAGGTTTTGAGAAGCTTTACGGGGGGTTTGATGACGAAGAGAGTAAATCCATGGGCGTTCATACTTTTGAATTCGACGAAAGTGATATTGTAAGATCAGAACTTACTAAGTTTATAGTAACGAAAGTCAATCAGATTCCCCTTTAATCCACCCAGCTTTTTTAATTATCTTAGCTAGTCTAGGAGCAAACTTTCTTACGTCTTTTTCTGCAATATCCCAGAAGAAGGCGTGAGTTACTTCTTCTATTAAGACGCTCAAAGACCTGTTTTCCTTAAGAGTTGGATCTATGAGAATTTTTGGATCTTTAACTAAAGGGTTGCAACAGAGGCCATCAGCGTTATAGCTACGATGGGGTTTTCTCCATTTAATTTCGTATTCCACACCTTCACAGTTGGAAAACTTTATATTTTCCATAATAATTCTTACACTTTTTTTTGTATATTTTAGAAAAACTTATAAAATATATAGTGTAAACTGTTTTATGAAAATATACTGTACTAGTTGTGGAGCAGGGGCTTCTTACTCAATGCAAAAGCCTAAATTTTGTGGAAGTTGCGGTAAGCCTTACATTGCTTCTAGTGCGAGTGCTAGTGAATCCAAAACAGTTATTGCAAAAAAAGTAAATGAAGACTACGATGAAGAAGATAACTTTGAGATTGAGATTGATGCTCTTGAGTTTGAATTTAGAACCTTTGAATCAAATGTACACAAGTTAGGAGATATAGTCGGTAGCTCTTCAGAAGATAATGTAGACGAATCTAGGGAGAGAGATGCGTCTTATTCGAAAAGAAACATAGAACAGGACTTTTTAAATGATGCTGGAAGCATAAAGAAGTCCTAGTATGCCGAGAAAAAAGAAGCTTAAGTTCGAAGATTGTATTGAGTCTATTGATACTGAAATAAGTAAAAGGAGAAGCAGATGGAACTTAACTGCTTTATCATGGATGGACTTTGACGATGTTTCTCAAATAATTAGAATACATATTTTTAAAAAATGGCATTTATACGATCAGTCTAAATCTTTAGCTCCTTGGGTAAATACTCTGATTTCAAATCAGATAAAAAATTTAATCAGAAATAATTATGGAAATTATTGTAGGCCTTGTTTAAAATGTGCTGCGGCGGAATCAGATTCTTTATGTTACATTTACGGAACTCAAAGTTCTTCGTGTCCTTTATTTGCTCAATGGGAGAGAACGAAAAAAGCAGCGTATCTTACTAAATTACCTACGCCGCTAGAGACAGTTGAGCATGAAACAGAAAAGATAGAACTACAAGAATTCAATTTCGATTCGGTATTATCAAGGCTAAACGCTCAGCTCAAATCAAAATTAAAACCAAATGAGTGGATAGTCTATGAAAATTTATATTTAGAAAATAAAACAGAACAGGAAGTGGCGAAAATTTTAGGGTACAAAACTTCGGAAAAGAATAGAAGTCCGGGCTACAAACAAATAAAAAATATTAAAAAATCAATAATAGAGAAAGCAAAAGAAATTATCTCTGAAAATATTAACATATGAAGAAGAAAGTAATAGTATTGACTAAGGAGCAGATGTCTCTAGTAGACAAGTTGTACGATGTAGACGGAGTTACTGCCATCAAAGAACTAGTAGAAAAAGTTTTTCCTGATATAGAAGAAAAGTACAGAGACGGTCGAAGTGCATACGGTAAAGCTATAAAAGAATATTTGGCTTCTAGAGGAAAGAAAACTGTAGCCACTTCAGACTATGTGAAAAAAGAATACGAGCTTTCTCAGGAGGAGCGAGACTTTCTTTACAACAACTGCTCCACTATGAAGATAACTGACATGTGCGAGACTTTATACGAAGAAAGAGTAGCTCCATTAGACAGGAGATATAAGGCTTGCAGCGAATTTGTTAAAGGAATAGACGGTAAAGTTGTGCTTTCTGAAATAGTTAAAGAAGTTTCCCCAAGCGATTATCTTCCTCCTAAAAATGAATCAAAAGCTATAGCTAGAATTAATAAGTATGTTCACGAAGGAATAGATAAAACAAATTTAAAAGCCTCAGATAAAAAAAATATTTCTAGACTAATTGCTTATATGCACACCTATAGGTTTTTGCATCAAATATCTAATTATACATCTCAAAATAATAGAGAGCTTTTTGAAAGTAGCTTTGTTAGATACACTCACGACAAGCCGGACTTAACCCAAGAAGAAGTTGATCAGTACATTGTGTTGTCGGCTGAAGTTGTAATAGCATCTAATATTCAAGTTAGAGTAGAGAGACTACAAGAACTTCTTGATCAGTCCGCGGAAGAAACCGAAGGTAAAAAAATGGCAATGAGCTTGGTGGAATCTATCAACACCGCTCAAACAGAATATAATCAATGTGTTAACAGGCAGACTAAACTCCTAAACGAGCTAAAAGAAAAAAGAAGTCAAAGGCTTAGCAAGCAGATAAAAGAAAACGCTTCTATTCTAAATTTAGTTGAGATGTGGAAAGATGAAGAGTCTCGTCATAAAATGATTAAACTTGCCGAAATCAGAAAGAAGGCTTTAGAAGAAGAAGTAGAGCGCTTGTCCTCCATGGATGAAATAAAATGTAGAATTATGGGCTTAACAGAGGAGGAAGTCTTGAATGGTTAAGTGTGAAGAGTGTGGTAAAGAATTTCCATCCGAAAGAAGTCTTCATGCTCATCTAAAAAGTCATAAGCTAAAAGTAAAAGATTATTACTATAAGCATTTTCCCAGAAGAGATAAATATGACAACCAATTAATTAATTTTATAAATAAAGAAAGTTACTTCTCAACCGACTTTAATAATAAAAACAATTTAAAAAAATGGATGTCTCATGTCGAGCCGTCTGAAGCAAAAGAGTATTTTAAAAATTTTCTTTCAGGCAGAAAAAAGAAAAAAGATTTAGAGTTCGCGCCTTGTCAAGTTGAGCTCAGGTCTTTGATGAGTCCTTCCGTGTCCTACTACGAAAAAGTTTTTGGGGACTATAACGAAATATGCAATGAAGTTGGACTCGTGACTAAATATGACACAATATCAGAGCCTCTTAGTTATTCGCCGGAAAACTATGAAGAGGAAAAAATTTACATAGATACTCGAGAACAAAATCCTCTGGAGATAAAAAATTATCCAACAGAAATAAAAGGTTTAAAATATGGAGACTATGCTCTTAGTAATAAAGACAAAACTTGCAATTGTTACATAGAAAGAAAGTCTATCCAAGATTTAGTAGGGACTTTAAGCGGAGGCTACGAAAGGTTTTGCGACGAAATAGAAAGAGCTGAAACAGAAGATGCGAATCTAATAGTTTTGGTTGAAAGCGATTACAATTCAAGTTTAAGATTTCATAAATTGAAAAGAACTTATAAAAAAATTAGAACGAACCCTCAACATATTTTTCATAATATCAGGACTATAATACAAGAGTATCCAAACGTTCAATTTCTATTCGTCAAAGATAGAAGTGAATCTGTAAGAGTTATGAAAAGGATATTTTTTAGCAACTGCAGATACAAAGAAATAGATTTGCAGTATGCTTACGATTTAAAATTATTATGAGAGGTAAAATCGAATTAACTTACGAGCAAGCTTTACTTGTTTTATTTTTTATAATTTTAATTGCATATTTAGATTAATGTGGTACGCTCACGAAAAATACAAAAGAGATGTTAAAGACACGAATTTAGAGCTCTTAGACCTAAAAGGAGAGCTAGATTCTAAACAAGCTAAAATATCTTTAGCGAAGTTTCTTAGATCAAATCTAGGATTTACAGTAGAGTTAATATCTGGAATAAAACTAGCGCCTTTTCAAGAGGTAACTTTAAAAGGATTCTTTAACAGGAACTTTAACATGTGTGTCTGGGGGCGCGGATGCGGTAAGACTTTTATCGCGTCCGTGTACTGCTTCCTTCAATGCATCTTCGAGCCAAATACAAAAATTCTTATAGCCGGTCCGACATTTCGTACTGCTAGATTTATATTTCAAAACTTAGAAAAGATAGTGGATACTAAAGGGGCAGAATTACTAGCTCAGGCTTTCGGAGCTAAGTCTAAACGTAATGATCAATTCGAGTGGAGAATAAACGGAGGTAGCATTACGGCAATTCCTTTGAGCGGCGAAAAAATTCGTGGGTTCCGTGCTAATATTTTAGTGCTGGACGAGTATCTTTTACTTCCAGAGGATACTATTAAAACTGTACTCATGCCATTCTTAGTTGCGCCACAAGATATGGCTGAAAGAATTAGGGTCAGAGAGATAGAAGATGGCTTAATTAAAAACGGAAAGATGGAAGAAAAAGATAGGATGGTGTTCGAGAATAAATCAAAAATGATAGCGCTTTCCTCTGCGAGTTATAGCTTCGAAAATTTATACAAAACATACAAAGAATGGATGGGAAACATTTACTCTGATGACGTATTAGACTCTAAGTATTTTATATCGCAAATGGGCTACAACTCTGTACCGGAAGACATGATAGATAAAACTATTATCGAAGAGGCTCAGTCGGGAGGCTCGTCCAATTCTTCTTTTCAGCGAGAGTACTGTGCTCAGTTTACAGACGGGAGTGATAGCTATTTTAGCGCAAAGAAGATGCATGAGTGCACGGTGCCAGATGGGGAGTCTCCTCATACTTTGCTTACTGGTAATACAGAGAAGGAGTATATACTCGGCATAGACCCCAGTTTTAGCAACAGTCCTAGCTCTGATTATTTCGCCATGTCGCTTTTAGAGCTGGATGAGGGATCGTATACTCTAGTTCATTCTTACGCTGTGGCTGGTGGAGACTTAAAAGATCATATCAAGTATTTATTTTACCTTTATAAGAATTTCAATATAAAAATAATAATCATAGATAATGCTGGTTATCAGTTTATTGATAGCGCAAATGAATCAGAACTATTCAGAGAAGCTGGCCTTGCCATAAAGTTTTTTGATTTTAACACAGAAAAGCAGGGTGTGGCATACGACAATGAACTTAAAAGAGTCAAGAGGGTTTATAGCCCTAAAGATGACATAGTTTGTTTTAAGCAAGTATTTAGTTCCGAATTTTTAAGAAACGCCAATGAGTATTTGCAGTCCTGCATAGATCATAAAAAAATATTTTTTGCATCCAGAACCGGAGCATACGGCAGTTTCTTTTCAAAAGTTTCATCTAGTAAAATTCCGTTAAAGCTTACTCACTTCGAAGATATTGGGGAAATGATAGAAGCTCAAGATGACTTAGTTTACCAAACAAAGAAACAGTGCGCTCTAGTAGAGGTAAAATCAACTGCAAAAGGCACTCAGAGTTTTGATCTGCCGCAGCATTTAAGGAGAAGCAACTCTGCCAATAGGGCAAGAAAAGATAATTATACAACATTAATGTTGGGAAACTGGGCCGTCAAAGCCTATAATGATATGAAAAAACAAAAAGTCGAAGAAGTTAATGCGACTTTTGTTCCAAGGATGATCGATTAAGTGTAATTTAAAGTTAAAATGGCAGTTAAAAGAAAAGCTAAGAACGAAAACTCCGTTAACGAGCCTTTAATGGCAGGTGGGGATTTTATTGAGACTGTCGCCTCTACCAGATCGCGGCGCAATAAAGCTGGGTCTATAGAACGTACAGATAGATACCGCAATATTGATGATGGGATAATTCCGTTTAGATATTCTCAAGGTATAACAAATAACTCTAGCTTAGATATAAGGGACACTATAGTCCTGTGCCAAAAAGCTTATTACAACTTCTCTGTATTTAGAAATACAATTGATTTAATGACAGAGTTCTCCATGAGCGAGATTTACTTCACTGGAGGCAGCAAGAAGTCCAAGGAATTTTTTGAAGCGTTGCTTAAAAAAATTAATATAAATAATCTTCAGAGTAAATTTTTTAGAGAATATTACAGATCAGGAAATGTTTTTATTCATAGGTTTGACGCAAATGTTTCTCAAGCGGACGTTGTTAAAATGACACAAACTTTTGGGCTAACTTCTGAAGCTTCTTTTTCTTTACCTGCTAGATATATTATTTTAAATCCTGCTGATATACAAATATCGGGAAATATTACTTTCGCTACAGGAGAGTTTAGGAAAATACTTTCTGATTATGAATTAGAAAGGTTAAGGAATCCCAAAACTGAAGAAGATAAGCAAGTTTTAGAAAGCTTGGATCCAGAAGCTGTAAAGCAGATCAAAGGACAAGGCGGGAAGAAGCCCGGTTATAATGCCGTGTCTATTCGTTTGCCAATGGAAAAAATGACCGCTGTTTTTTATAAGAAGCAGGATTATGAGCCATTTGCTGTTCCTATGGGATATCCAGTTCTAGAGGATATAAACTGGAAACAAGAAATGAAGAAGATGGACATGGCTCTTACTCGGACCACAAACCAATCCATCTTGCTAGTAACGATGGGCGCCGAGCCTGAGAAAGGCGGAGTTAACCAAAAGAATCTTTTGGCAATGCAAAAGCTTTTTGAGAACGAATCAGTAGGCAGAGTCTTGATTTCTGATTATACTACAAAAGCTCAATTTGTTATACCTGATATCGCAGGAATACTTGATCCTAAAAAATATGAAGTATGTAATCACGACATACAAATGGGATTAAATAATATTCTTTTGAGTGACGAAAAGTTTGCTAACTCTAGTATAAAAGTTCAGGTATTTATGGAGAGGCTGAACGAAGGCAGAAAAGTCTTTATTAATGATTTCCTAATTCCGGAAATTAAAAGACTGTCTAAAGAGATGGGCTTTAAAAATTATCCTACTCCGCACTTCGAAGATTTAGACTTAAGAGATAATTCTATTTATGCTAGAGTATATAGCAGGCTAATAGAGTTGGGCGTGCTTACTCCAGAAGAAGGTATACAAGCTATTGAGTCTGGCCGCATGCCGACAGTTGAAGAGTCTTTGGAGTCTCAGCAGAAGCTTAAAAGTTATAAAGATGATGGATTGTATGAGCCAGTCTTAGGAAATAAACCTCCCAGAGATGTACCTAACCAAAAAGCTAAGCCCGTCCCTCAGCAAAAAGGAAGGCCGGAGGGCACTGGAGTTCCAAAAGAAACTGATACAAAAAATCCAATAGGCCTAAAAGCGGATAAGCAGACAAGATTTAGTTTGACAAAAATTCAAGACAACCTTGGATTAGCTGATAAATTAAATTTAGAAGTAGAGTCTGCTTTAAGACAGCTTCACAATAGAAAGCGCCTAAATAAAACTCAAAAAGAAATTGCCCAACAGATTTCTAATATCGTAATCCATAATGAGGATCCAGAAAATTGGCTAGCTAAAGCAGGAAGATATGCAGCAGAGCCAATAGACAGAAATGAGGACAGAGTAAAAGAAATTCAATCTATAGCTTACGAGCATCAAGTAGATGATTTTCTTGCTGGTATACTTTACTGCAGTAAGTATGATGGAGAATAATGTCAAGAGTTATTTACAATGTAGAGGCGCTTTTTGTAGGCCCATCTGGTCATAACTTTTTAAGCTATATTGGAGGCAGTCCTAATAGCGATTATTCAAATCCTTTACAGACTCATAATTTAATTAAACAACTAGATAGAGTACAGAATCTATCTTATGATATTAGTATACCTCACACTCAAATAAATCAACTTAATACTAGATCAGTATTAGGTAGACCAATTATTAATCCTCCAGAGGTAAATTTTACTTTTAGTTATTTAGTAGCGGATGTTTCAAACGAAGCTAAGCTTGGATTATACGTCAACTATCCCCAGTACGAAGAGCCTTTTAGTGGTGCTCCATTTTATGAAAGCAATACAGGCCACACTTTACTTTCTGGTTTTGTTGATGAAGAGGAGCATAAAGAATTTTATTATCAAAGTGGCAGTTACGACCCGTTCTTTCCTTCTAAAACTTATAAAGACAGAAAGAATTTTTACTTAGCCTTGCGCTCAGACCACGCTGACATTTACACGGGAGAAAAAATAGAAGACTTAACTAAGAGAGATCCACAACAACCTTCCGATCCAAATGCAACTGGATATAATGTTGTATCTTTCGGAAGGTGTTATATGACTTCTTATTCTACAGAGGCATCTGTAGGGAGCTTTCCAAGGGCAGATTTAAGCTATGTTGGAGAAAACATAATGTTTGAAACTAGCGGGAGCGGTTTTTTATCTCCAATGATAAACCCTAAGAGCGGAAACCAATTTGAAGGCATGAATTCCGTCATACCTAAAAGAATAGAAAGGAATCCAATATCAGTAGTTCGTCCGGGAGATATAAATTTTACAGTCGACTCTTTCTCTGGACTAGGGATAGACTTTGCAAACCTTCATTTAGAATCGTATGTAATATCTTTTGACATACCTAGAGAGACTGAAAGTAATTTAGGGTATAAATTTCCTATTAGCAGAAAAGTAAACTTCACTGCCCCTGTAACTATAAATATTGCAGGGACTGTAGAAAAAATGAGCTCCGGATCTTTAATAGACTTAGTTAATTTAAATCAAGACTATAACTTTACTATAACGTTGGACATGCCGCAAACTTGCGATACCCCAAATACAGGGGAGCCAATTCATGCCGGAGTCACTCCTTTTGAGACAAGAGAAAATGAATTAATTAGATATTCTTTTAATAAGGCTAAATTAGACGGATTTAATTATGATACTTCAATAGGCGCAAACAAACAGTTTACAGCTAGCTTTAGTACAGAAATAGATCCAGATGATTTATCTAAAGGCTTATTTATAAGCGGTTTTTTAGCAGATCAAAAATTAGAAGAGTTTCATCTACTAGAGGCTACTGGAGCAATGGATGGAGGAACAGGAGATTTTGAAAGATTTCATTTAGAACTAGAGGAATCAGATGCACTCTTAGTCGATAACTACATACCACTGCATTAAAAAAGTGTATAATATAAAAGGAATAAGGAATGGCAAATAAAAAAATATCTCAACTTTCAGGGATTTCTCCAGTGCCAACAGGAGCCCTAGTCGTAGTAGCTAATTCTGGAGTTAGTAGAAGCGCTACGATAAAAGATATGGCGTCCGCCATAGCCAGCACAAATAATAATTTTAGCGGTCTAGCAGATACTCCGAGTGGAATTACAGGGGATATGTTTTTAGTTGGTTCTCCCGGGGGCAATAGCCTAACTTTCTCAAAAAATTTAAACCT